AAGTCCATGGGTAATATGGATCATCTGAGTTTCTTTATTCATAATCCTTACTGGATGTTCCTCGGCGGTATCGTAATGACTCTGCTTTGGCAATCATCATCGCTTTCGACCACAGCCATCATAGCGCTCGTTGCATCAGGAGCAGTACCTCTACCTGCAGCGGTTGCAGCTGTACTTGGAGCGAACATAGGAACGACTGGTACCATTTGGTTAGCCGGTCTTTTAGTATCAGACGGTATGCCAAAGGGCGATACGTTGCGAATAGCAATGGCTCATACTGGAGTCAACCTTATGATGGCTATTACTTTACTTCCTTTCGTCCATCACATCGGAAGATTCTTATCCAGATTTGGTTGACATTCATACAAATAAATATTAGTATTAGATTATGGTTTAATCATGGAGGTGCGAGATGGCACGCAAGAAGGGTGGCAAGTCCAAAGGTTTTGTCAGTCAAGGTCAACGGCCTAATGTTTCTAAGTGGGCTCGTAATGCAGCTCGTCGGGAATACGTTTCAAACGATCTAGCAGTAGTGCTGAATAAGCAGGCTGCATTTGCGGCTGGTAAGAATGTTATGCTTACCGTTCCTAACCCTAATACGAATGAGACCAACAAGCGTTTTATTCGTATTAAGGCAAAGGATGTTTGGCCAAATCCAAATAAGAAGTTTATTATGAAGGGAACTACAAGTGCAGAAGTCTGATATCATTTCTATGCTAAAGACAAACGTATGTGATGTACATTTTACTAAAGTGAACGGAGAAGAACGTCTGATGCGTTGTACTCTGAATGAAGATCGTCTTCCTGATTCTGTAAAGAGTCAACTACAGCAACAGGATGAGCGTCACGAACAACCTGCATTTAAAGATAATGTTATTCCAGTTTGGGATCTTGAGAAAGAAGGATGGCGATCCTTTCGAGTTGACTCAGTCATTGGTGTACAAACGGTAATGCTATGAAGTTTACAGTTACTGGAATGGAAGATCCGTTCAGCGGAACGGTAGATGAAAACGGCGATGTAGTTGCTGCACGCGGTGGAACTGAAATGATGAAGGAGGGTCTTCTTGAAAGACTCGATCCTAATCTTGCTGATCAGTTTAACATCATATGTTCTCGTGTTCGAGATATCAGCGAGGACAAGAAGAATATTTTATGGCTGCATGATACATGGGACGATCCTGAGGCGCAACATCTAAGAGAAGCAGACTCTCGTAGTAGATTTGATAAGTTGGTGTTCGTATCCAATTATCAGTTTCAGACATATCATATGGGTCATGGTATTCCGTATCATGAGTCGGTTGTACTAAAGAATGCAATCACTCCGATAGAAGAACATAAAAAAGATACCGATATCGTACGACTTATATATCATACAACTCCGCACCGTGGTCTCGAGTTACTCATACCGGTGTTCGAACATTTATGGGAACAAGGGTATCAGGATAAGATACATCTCGATGTGTTCTCATCGTTCAACATATACGGATGGCCACAGAGAGATGAACCGTATCAGGAACTCTTTCAAAGGTGTAAGGATCATCCTGGTATTACCTATCATGGATCGGTTGATAATAGCATTGTACGCGAGTATCTCAAGCAAGCTCATATCTTTGCATACCCTAACATCTGGCCTGAGACGTCTTGTATATCTCTACTGGAAGCAATGAGTGGAGGACTTGCTATCGTATGCCCTAACTATGCTGCACTGCCTGAGACGTCCGGTAACTTTGCGAATATGTATCAGTTCCACGAAGATCATAATACGCATGCGAATATATTTGCAAGTATACTTAAAGTCATTATAGATCAGTATGATGATGAACACCACAATGAAAAGTTACGTTTTCAAAAACTCTGGGTCGATGCATACTACTCCTGGGATGCTCGTATACCGGAATGGACTAGTTTATTAAAAGGACTTGCTGATGGCTAGACGACCAAGCTTATTAAAATCCGGTAAGATTAAAAAGAGAGCTCCACGTACGCCTAAGACTCTTGATCAGAAGTATATGGGTAGCGAACCAACGTGGGAAGATCAAAAAGATCTATCTGAAGAAGAGCTGCGGTCAAGAATTGGCAACGCTTATAACTGGTATAATTATTTTAATAACGGAAAGGAAAGAGCTAAGCTTCTTTTTGATAACTACCCAAGAGATAAAAAAGAAGTCCGCATCATCAAAAGATTACCGGATTGGAAGATTAATTCTTCAGCAGCTTATATGTCAAGAATGATTGCTTGTGGGCTTGAGCCTCCTGAATCATCTCTGAAGTATCTGAACGATTCTTTGGATGAAATGATTAAAGAAGCAAAGACAATACAGGAAGAAAAGAAGGAAGAAGTCAAAGATAAAAAACCAGTCGTATCTGTGCAGGAAAGAATTAAAGAACAGATATCTGATTACATCGGAACTATAGAAGAAGAGGTCGATAGGTTTACGCTTAAGAGCTACAAGACTGACTTTAAGATGTACACTTGGCTACAAAGCAATAATGTAAAGTCACAACAGTCGACTGCTATTGCTGTATACTATAAACCTTTATTGACGGAGCTTTTAGAGTTGCAGGGTGGTAAAGATCCCCAACTCAACGAAGGTTACAACCATATGAAGAAGGCCGAGGTCAAGAGGTTCGTAGAGTTCATTGCTAATATTATCGGAGATGCTGAGACTTGGGGAGCAAACCAAAAGACGGTACGTAAGACTCGTAAAAAGAAACCTGTATCTGCAGAGAAACAGATTAAGAGACTAAAGTTTAAACAATCACACGAGGAATATAAACTCGTAAGTATTAACCCAGCTGATATTGTCGGTGCTGATCAGTTATGGATATTCAATACCAAGTATCGACGACTTACTGTATATAATGCAATGGGTCCAGCTGGTTTATCCATCAAGGGAACTACATTACAAGGTTATGATCCTGAAAGTTCTGTTACTAAAACTGTACGGAAACCAAACGATGTATTACCTAATGTCTTGAACGGTGGTAAAAGAATTCTTAAAAAGATGATGGATGATATAAATAGTAAGGCAAGCGAACCTAACGGACGTATAAACTCGGAGACAATACTATTAAGAGTGACAACAAGATGAGTGCTAACAATGTTCTGAAGTTTCCAAACATCGGTAAAGTACCGACTGCAAGGAATATGGAAGAGCTCAGTACTGAGTTTTTGAATAATAAAAAGAATTATGTAGATCATGTAGTTGATCATTACGGTACACAGCTTATAAACAAACTAGGATTGCACGGCTTCGACATATACGAAGAAAACTTTATCATTCGTTATTCTTATACCATCGAATCGTTAAGAGCATGTCTGTACGGTACATTAGATATTGATCACCCATTCATAGAGCATATGGAAGATATGCTTGATATGCTGCCCGATCCACCAGAAGAAATAGAAGATATCGACGACGAGTAAACTTATTGACATTTTGCTTCTAGTCAATTAGAATATATAATATTGAATAGAATTGAGAGTTGACATGAT